ACTAAAAGGACAATTAGATGGCATTTACTAACTATACTAGCTTTGTTTCTACAGTAGAAAGCTACTTAGCACGAACAGATTTAACAAGTGTTATCCCTGACTTTGTTCAGATGGCACAATTAAGAATGAGTCGTGACTTACGAACAGAAGCAATGTTAAAAGTAGCAACAACTACGCCTTCAGATAATAAGGTAGCGTTTCCTACTGACTTTTTAGAGTTAAGAGAAATGCACTTTCAGGGTAATCCACCTATTATCTTAGAGTATCAGTCACCTGACTTGTTCTTCCGTAATGGTCAAACATCATTATCAGGTCGTTCACATTACTTTACAATGTTAGGCACAGAGTTCCAATTTGCACCTAGTCAAAACTCTAGCTATACAATTCAGATTTTATACTATGCTCAACCTACATTTATATCTAGCACAACAGCTAATAACTTGTATTTGACATATTACCCAGATGCTTTACTTTACGCAACTCTAGCAGAAGCAGAACCGTATCTTATGAACGACCCACGTGTTGCAACATGGTCAGCATTATACGATAGAGCCATTGCTAATATTAAAACAAGTGACTTAGGTCAAACATACGCATATACAACATTAAGCGTAACACCGAGATAAGGATAACAAATGGCTTTAGTGTTAAAAGATAGGGTTAAAGAAACCACTACTACTACAGGCACAGGAACTATTACGCTTGCCGGTGCATCATCTGGCTTTCAATCATTCTCTGCTATTGGTAACGCTAATACTACCTACTATACTATTGCTGGTGGAACAGAATGGGAAGTAGGTTTAGGCACATATACTTCATCTGGAAATACTTTATCTCGTGATAATGTATTAGAGTCTAGCAATGGTGGTAGTTTAGTAAACTTTAGTGCAGGTACTAAAGACATATTTATAACATATCCTGCTGACAAATCTATTTATGATAACAATTCTGGAAGCATAATAGCATCAGGCATACTTCCTACATCAAATGGTGGCACAGGATTATCTACATACGCTACAGGCGATTTAATTTACGCTTCATCTACTAATACATTATCTAAATTAACAGCAGGTACTAATGGATATGTATTAACATTATCTAGCGGTGTTCCAACATGGTCTGCTAGTAGTGGTTCTATGGTTTATCCTGGAGCTGGTATTGCAGTATCAACAGGTTCTGCATGGACAACTTCTTTAACTGCACCTAGTGGCACTATTGTAGGTACTACAGATAGTCAAGCATTAACAAATAAAACTATTAATGGAACTTCCAATACTATTTCTAATATTGGATTATCAACACAAGTAACAGGTACACTTCCAGTTGCAAATGGTGGTACTGGAGCAACTACTCTTACAGGCGTTATTAAAGGTAATGGTACTTCAGCAATTACAGCAGCTACAGCAGGTACAGACTATGCAGTTCCTACTACAGCTTCTACATGGTCAGCATCACAACGTGGCACAGTTACTACAGACAATGATGGTTCTTTTAGCATGTCAGTTACTAACAACTTCTTATGCACACCTACAGCTACATTTGCTCTTACATTTACTAACATTACAGCAGGTCAAAGTGGCTATGTATTATTAGTAAACACAGGTGGCTATGCAGTAACAGCAGCAGCAACTACTAAAGTAAATACATCATTTTTAACGACAGTATCAACAGCAGGTACATATCTATTATCATACTTTACAGATGGCACTAATGTATATGTAACTACTGGTGGAGCAATGGCTTAATGGCTGTTCTTAATAATAGTAATGCTATCAGTCCTAGCGGATATGATGTAAATAACTCACTTCGCTTTAGAAGTAGTGCATCTGCTTATTTATCAAGAACTCCAGGAAGTGCAGGTAGTAGAACTACATGGACTTGGAGTGCATGGGTTAAGCGTGGTTCGCTATCTGTTCAGCAAGCAATATTCTTTGCTGGCAATGTAGGAACTGGCTCAAATTACACTAACATTACTTTTAACACTAATGATACTTTAGTTTTTGAAAATATTGTTGCTGGTGTTGGATCTCCGCAACTTATTACAACACAGGTTTTTCGTGACCCTTCAGCTTGGTATCACATTATTGCTGTTTATGATTCAACACAGGCAACTTCATCAAACAGAGCAAAACTTTATATCAACGGAACTCAAGTAACAGCATTTGGAACAGCTACATATCCTTCTTTAAATCAGACTTCGTTTGTAAATTCAACAGAAGCACATTTGATTGGTGCTTCACGAGGTCCAGCTAATTACTTTGACGGCTACCTAACAGAAACAAACTTTATTGACGGACAAGCCCTAACACCATCATCATTTGGTGAAACAGATACAACCACAGGCTCATGGAAACCAAAAGCCTACACTTCTACTTATGGCACTAATGGCTTCTACCTTAAATTCTCTGACATAGCTACTACATCAGGTTCTAATGCAGGTTTAGGTAAAGACTTTAGTGGTAACGCTAACTATTGGACTACTAATAACATATCCGTAACTGCTGGCACAACCTATGATGCCATGATAGACAGTCCTACGATAACAAGTGCGACTGTGGCTAATTATGCTGTAATGAATCCACTTAATGCTATTTCTACTACTGGTGGAAATACAACAACATTATCAAATGCTAACCTAAGTGTTTTAATGCCAAATACAGCAGGTTCAAGAACAGCATTTGCAACAATGGGAGTGTCTAGTGGTAAATGGTATTGGGAAACCACTATAACAACAGGTTCAATTAATACTTATTATCCTGGTCTTGGTATAGACACAAACTTAAATGCTTTACCAACAGACCAATCAGGTGGTACTGCAAGCGGTTATATGTATTTATCTAATGGTCAAAAATTTAATAATGGCTCATTAACTGCTTATGGTTCATCATTTACAACCAATGATGTTATAGGTGTTGCTTTGGATATGGATGCTGGAACAATCACATTCTACAAAAACAATACAAGCCAAGGTCAAGCATTTAGTGGTATTACAGGCACAGCAGTTCCATGTGTGGTTGGTCAGAACAATGCTGCTTTAGCTATTAACTTTGGACAACGACCATTCGCATACACACCTCCATCAGGCTTTGTAAGACTAAACACATTTAACCTACCTACCCCTACCATATTACAGGGTAATAAGTATATGGATGCAACGCTATATACAGGAACAGGTGCATCTTTATCAGTCACTAATGCTGGTGCATTTAAACCTGACTTTGTATGGGTAAAAGGTAGAAGCGGTGCTACAGACCATGCTTGGTATGACTCTGTTCGTGGGACTACTAAACAATTAGAAAGTAATACAACTGATGCTGAAACAACAGAAGCAACAGGATTAACTGCTTTTGGCACAGGCGGATTTACTGTAGGTGCGTTAGCTCAAATGAATACATCTGCCGCTACTTATGTAGGTTGGCAATGGCAAGCTGGTCAAGGTTCAACATCATCTAACACTTCAGGAACTATTACATCTACTGTATCTGTAAATGCAACTGCTGGGTTTAGTGTAATGACTTATACAGGTAATGGAGCAACTGGAGCTACTGTTGGTCATGGATTAGGTGTAGCACCTAAAATGGTTATTGTAAAACAAAGAAGTAGCACAGAAGCATGGGTAGTAGGTCATCAAAACCTTACTGGTTGGAATTATATTTTAAATTTAAACTCAACTGCGGCTCAATTTATACCAAGCACTCAATGTTTAGGAACTCCTACAAGCACTAATATTGTTGTTGGTCCAAATGCTGCAACAAATTCAAATACAGCAACTTATGTAGCTTATTGCTGGGCAGAAATATCAGGTTTCTCTAAAGCATTTAGTTATACAGGAAACGCATCAACTGATGGTCCGTTTGTATTTTGTAATTTTTCCCCTAAATTTGTTATAATAAAACGAACAGACTCTACTAGTTCATGGTTTATGGTTGATACATCAAGGAATACATATAATTTAACAGATTTATCTTTATATGCTAATTTATCTGATGCAGAAGGTGCAAGTACATCACATTGTATTGATATTTTATCTAACGGATTTAAGTGTAAGGGTGTTGGAACAAATATAAATGCTTCTGGTGGAACATACATAGGAATGGCTTTTGCAAGTAATCCATTTAAAAACGCTAACGCAAGATAACAGGAGAAAACTATGTTTTTACTAAACGGAAATAGATTAGCAGAGGGAATCTCCTTTTATGATGCTAATGGCACACAATACCCACCACAATGGCTTAATGTTTCTACAGAAGAACAGAAAGCAGCTATTGGCATTACATGGGTGGCAGATGCTGTTCGTGCTGATGATAGATTTTATTGGGATGGTGATGTAAACAACCCTAAAGCTCTTGAAGATAAACTTGAAACTAAAGCAGATGGCACTCCACTCTATAAACAAGTCTATGATAAAGCTACAAAGTCTATGGTTGACACTACAGAACAAGTGGTTACTAAAGGGCTTAAATCTAACTTTATATCTCAGATTAAGCAAACTGCAGGGAGTTTGTTACAAACAACCGATTGGTATGTTATTCGTAAAGCTGAACGTAATGTAGATATCCCTTCAGAAATAGCTCTAAAACGCACACAAATCGTCACAGAGGCGAATAGATTGGAAACTGGTATCAAAGCATCAGCTACAGTAGAAGCTCTTATAGATGTACTAAACGCACAAAACTG